TTTGTCCAAAAAGTAGTATCAGGACACCACATATCCTTAATCTCGGGCATATCCATTTTATTCAAGTAATATAAATAGTTTCCTTTTGGATCGTTTATAAAATATAATTTAACAATATCTGTAGGCATTCTCATTAATTCGTCATATTTATATTTTTCCAGTAATTTATCTTCATAGTATTTATTTCTAAATTTCATTTCAATAACACAGTCAGTTCCTTTTGGAGTAGTTCCAACGGCATCATAATGCTCAAAACCGTTTCCACTCCATTCTAAGTCCCAACCGTCAAAGTTTAAAAAACTAATGACTAATTTTTCTAGTTTGTGTATTGATTTAATTTCACTCATAAACTTCCGTTAGAATATATATCATTTAAATGCGAGATCCAAGTGTTCCAAGTTTTAGGACTGCAACCGCAGGGAACGTGATAAGAATGATTCATATATTTAGCGTGAAGCCTAGAGATCAGGAAAGTTTCTTCTGCTGTTAATTTTGAGCTTGTAGAACTTTTAAAAGTAGTCCATAAAGCATAATCCTTTTTAAGCATTTTTTTTGTTACCATTTCTGTTTATCGTTAAATTGTTTAAATATTCTTTTCTATCGTCACACCCGCAACTTTCATATTTTAACCAATCAAATACAATTTTCTTATGTAGCCATTTTATTCCAGTTACTATAAATATTTTCTCTAATATATTTCCAAATTTCATATTTTTTTTATTAAGTTTTTTTTAACTCTTTTGTACGTATTAGAAAGTGAATAATATGAGATTTTAGTTTTGTCGCTTAAACCCGTTATTGTTTCGCCAGCTTCAATATACTCAAACACCTTTCTATCGTACCAATGCAATTCGTCTAAATTATGTAAAAAAGTATTATAAACTTCTGTAAAATTTACCGTTTCCGAAGACATAAAATCGTAGGAATGTTTGTTAAATTCGACTAAAACAACTTTGCTTTCTTTTCTGATTAAATCTAAAAACATAGTTCTGAGAGTTCTAAAGATGTAAAAATGATTTATTTCGGTTTCGTTGTACATTATATCTTTTCCTTTTAATAGAATAGAGTTCATTTTGAGATACATTTCCTGAACAAGATCTTCTGAAGTGTCTGAATTGCAACCGAAACTTTGTACTATTCTGATCCAATATTCGTGCTTTTCTGCTATTAATTGTAATGTTGTTTTCATAACCTCCACCAAGTTATATGAAAGCCTGCAATAAATATTAGAATAGTTATTTGCTCATAGAAATCTTCAGGTAATACTTTTGGAAGGCTTGGTTCTAAGTTTGGATTGTAATATAAAAAACCTAATCCAAAACCGTAAACAGGTATAAATTGAATATTAAATCCGTATTTATTTACATTAAATTCCACTAAAAAGGTAAATCGGTTTGTACTATCTTAGGTAAATCTAACAAATTTTTTCCACTTATTTCAAATCCAACGTTGTTAATTACGCTTTTTAGGCGTATAGGGGAGTCTATCGGTGTTGGTCGACCCCCAGTATCAACATCTTTAATTTTACGCACGTGTATCAAACTATACATCCATTCAGTTGGATGTTGAAAATATCGATGAACCACCACAAAATTATCACATCGGTTGACGAATTTTCCCCCACCCTCAACATCGCTCGCCATCGGAGGAATAGGATGACCAAAATATTCGTGTCTTTCTCCGTGTTTTTTTCTTAAAGCGTCAGTACTGGCGTGAGTATTTAACCAAATAGTAATATTGTTTTTTTTACAAAAAATTCTCATTTGTGAAGTAGCCAAATAATCGTACTCGTGACCGTTTAAGCCTTTGCTAAATTCTTTATCTTTTATCATTGAATTATAAGGGTCAATCATTAATCCTTGATATTCCCAAGCTTTTTTTATTGCTGTTGCTAGATCTAATATATTTTTAAAACTATATAATTCATTTGGATCTATAAATTTAAAATGTAAATTAATCCAATCACTTCTTTTTTTAAAACTCTTTTCGTCTATTTTATTTATAACTTTTCCTTCTAAAAATTCTATCAGTTTTTTTATTAATGTATAAGGTTCATTTTCAGCGCTGAAGACTAACCAGCGCAAATTATGTTTAACAGAATACATTAACATCATATACAAAACTATTGTTGTTTTTCCTGTGTTAGCGTGTCCGAGTATTACGTCAAAATTATTTAATTTAAATCTGAAATGCTCATCTATTTCAGGAATATCAAGTTTCAAGCCTTCTTTTAAAGTTCCAGCTCTTACTTGTTTTATTTTATCAAGATGGTCGTCAAAATTTATAATCATTTAGTTTAGTTTAGTTTGTTAAAAATAGGAAAAAAAATAAGGCAAAACTAACTCAATAGAATTGCCCTATAAAAAAAGCTGTGAGAAAACTCTTTTAAAAAAGGAGAGTCAAAATAAATCGCAAAACCTAATCTCCTTTAATTATTTAAAAAGGTAAACTGTCTCGGTCAGGACTTTGTTGAGAAGCACTTACTTGAGTTTTTTCTAAAGGTTTAAAGTCGTCTAGTATAGCGTATAATTTTTGTCCGTCTTTGCTGACGCATACGTCTATATTTATAAAACCAGCTTCAGAAACGTGGTCTTTTAATCTTACTAATTCATTAGCAAAATCTTTTACTTTTAATCCTATTCTCATTTTTTTCCATTCTTGGTTTCCCTTACTGAAATACATTCCATTTATTAATTTACTTTCCATAATTATATATTGTTTAAAATTTGTTTTAGTGATAAAAAATCTTCTTGAGTATTCTTGATAACGTCACTTCTGTTATCTTTTCCGAAAGCTTGCATATTTTCTTTATAGCAAACTTGTAATATAATACTGTCGTTTGTAGTTGCTCTCATTGATATTGATTTATTTTGAGGAGTATTTATTGGAGCGTTATAATTATTTTCTACTACTAAAGAAGCGTTTTTGTATTCAGCGTTTTTAATAGTATATTCTATTTCGTCTCCAACTTCTTTTTTAAAGTCTCCTTTAGATAAAAATTTCCATTGTTCTCCGTTAGCTAAGGTAATTAAATTTCTATTAAATTGTTGACCTTTTATTTCGGCTGTTCCGTTCGGAGCTATTGCTACTATTTTTCCAGTTTTATTCATCTTTGAGTTTCTTTAAGTTTTGTTTCGTTTTGTTTTATATGAAAATTTAATTGAACTTCCATTCTAGCGTTTTGAATCGTTAGTTTATTTACTTCTGATCGGAGAGACCAAATCTCCGCATCTTTTAATCTGATGATGTCTTCTGTTCCTGTCATTTTATTAATTTATTTATTTATTGAATTAGTTGTTTTTCCAAACGATCCGTTTTTAATTCGGTCGTCTAGTTCTTCTTGCATTTTTATCCTCGTAAACTTTAATAATTTTTCGTCTATTACTAATTTTTCTAAGTCTTTAGAAGATAAATAATCAAGTATTGCCATAATTATTAATTTAAATTTAATACAAGTTATAAAAAATATTTGATAAAAAAAAAGGATAACTAAATAAATAGCTATCCTTTTCAACTAAACAAATCTAAAAAACTAATTAAAGATACTCTATTTCCAAAGAACTCACAATTTTTTTATATTGTAATATTAATTCCTTAATTTCTATGTCTGTGTATTTTTTAATAGTATGACTTTCTTGTAAAAGCGTTTCACTTATGTCTGAGCCTAAAAACAAAGAATATTTATATTGTTCTCCGTATTTATAAGTGTTACAATAATGACATTGAGGAAAAACGTTTCTTTCATCCCATCTTAAAGAAAAATGTTTTCTACTCATAAAATGTCCTGCGTGTATTCCGTCTTTCTCCCAGTATCCGGTTTTGCCGCAAGTTACACAAGTACAAAATCCTTGTTTATTGGCGTTTTTTAATCTTATATACTCAGAAAAAACAGTATCAAGACTTTTTACTAATGTTTTTCTTTTTGCTTTTTTAGGCATAAGTTTTGATATCTTAAAATAAATTTTATATTAAACTATAATAGTACTATAATACTATATTTGTTTATACTTTAAGTATTATCTATAATAGTACTATCTTCCTTGTCCTTTATATTTTTTATTATATAATTTACTTCTTTTTAGTGCCGAAGTTTTACTTTTAGCGTGTATTCCTTTTCTTTTTTTTTTGCTTGATATGTAAGATACAATATTTAAAACTCTAGCCATTATTTATGCATCTTATTTCCAAAAACTTTCTCGCTACTTCTTCCACCAAAGTATGCTATAAAAACAATTTTAAGCAACTCTACAACAATATCTAATTCTTTTAGTCCGTATACCCACCCGCCAATAAAAGAGGTCGTTAAAACAACTAAAGTTAATGGTCTTACGTTTTGGCTTAACCAACTGCTTTTAGAGTCAGCAACCCACCTTTGAGACACGTTATCCATTTCAGCTCTTTCTAAGTCTAATTTTTGTAAAGCAATTTGTTTATCAGTATCAGACATCTCAGATCCGTTAATGAGCGTTTGTATTACTGAAGCAACCGGATTATTCCCTGCTAAAGAACTGACAACATTTGGAATTTTATCTAGTAAGAATTTACCAACAACAGTATCTTGAAACTTCTTTTTCATTAGTATGTCCAAATAACATATTGAGATTTATCAGGATCGCAATCTACGTGAATAAAAGTATTGCCTATTCCTATACGATTAAACCCCGCTTCAATTAAAGAATCTAATATTGTAAATCTGTCTAAGGAACTTGTTACAGAAATATCAGCTGCAAAACCGCTCAAGTGAGCAGAGTTTTTTTTGCCTCCAACTTTTTTATTATGTTCCTCTGTTCTATAGCCTGAGTTTATTTTAAAAGGAATACCAGCAATATCTCTTGAATCATCTAACATTTCTAAAAGCTTTGGGTTCATATTTATTCCGCTGTTAGGACTATCCGGACTGTCAAATTCTCTTAAATTAAAATGTTTCATTGTTTTGTTTTTATATTAACTTTTGGAATAGGTGCTTGAACGTTTGTGGTGTTTCCTGTCGTTCCTGTTTGTGGAATAGATCGTGGTGGATTTGTACGTACATTAGAACTTCTAACACCCGTGCTATAATTGTTGAAATTATAATAATTAAAGTTATTATTTGGTATGTAATATCTGTTGTAATTTGGTAAAAATCCATATCTATAAAAATAATTTTCCAAACTCATTAATCTTCTATTTTCAATCAGTCTAATATATCTTGCTAATTCAAGATTAGTCATTGGCTTTTGATATGTAACGATTTTTAAACCTTTACAACTTAAAAGCAAGCTAACTATTAGGACAAGTACAATTTTCTTTACCACAATGACAAGGATTAGATTTTAATTTAAAAATAGTATCAAATGCCGTTGCACCTGCTAAAGATAATTTATCAATAATGTTTTCTTGTAA